GTTTTAGTTTGCATTTAGTAATTTTTATTTGGCCCCACATCATACATGCTTTTGATTATCTCCTCACCTATTTCTAATTCAATTTGCCTGGATACATAGTCAGCTTGCTTTTGTGTTAATACCATGGTGTGTCTTTTCTCTATGGTTTTCATGTAGTCCCAATAAGTCATATTTGCTGCCATTTTCAATTGTTGTTTTCTATGTCCTACATCTTCTTTATTTGCTTCTTCTAGTTGAGTTATGAATTGCTTGTCATATGAATTTTGATTGAGTTTCATGGATACTTTTTGTTTAATTCTAAGTTTTCTGATTTCCTTGTCTGTTATTTTTGCATCTTGTTTGATTCTATCAGCTAGTTTGTCATAATGATTTGCAAGATTCTCAAAGAATTTTATGCCTTTGTAATTGATTCTAAGGGAATATGCTATGTCTCGCAGATATATTATTTTTTGAGTGAAGTTGTAAGATTTTGTTTTAACTGAATATTTTGCTAGGGTTAAGAATTTTGATATATCTCTAGTTAGGAATATTGATGTTTCTGTGTCATCTAGAAACCAGGCTCTTAAGGAACAGAATTTGATTATTGATAAATCTTCTCCTTCCAAGAATTTGAGAACTTGTCCAATTCCATATGTTGATGCTTTTTGATCTTTGGGGTCAGGCACTGATTTCAAGAAGTACCTATAATAAGCTCTGTTGATGAAGTCCTTAGTGACATATGGTTTATACATTAATGTGAAATCATCGCCTTTTGAAAAACAAACATAGTCTTTTCCAAACACCAATCCAGCTTTATCGTTAACATATCGATTATACATTGCCATTCTGGTTGTATTCATTAGGGTTGTGTCACAATCGCCAGAAAAGACTGTGCCTAATATTTTGTATGACATCAGGGGTTTCTTCTTTCCTTTTTCTATGTATTCTATGTCCATTGTTTTGTATAGGGCCTGAGATATTTTGTGAAATTCTCTCTTAGGAACATGATATATTGATGATTCAATCATCTGGTAGATATTACGATCCAATTGTTTGAGAGAGACATCTTGAGTGTTATCAAACGCAGATCCATCTCCTTCATATACTTGTGTGAATCCGAGTTTCCTGTATTCATTTACCATGTCAGTCATCTCTGAGAGGTTCTTTCCGCCGCAATATCCTTTGAGTCCATCCTGGAATATTTCCTCTAATGCCCATGTTACTGGTCCCATGACATATTTTGTTCTTTGAGGTATGGAGCATACCATTCTTGGTTTTCCGTCGAGTGGTTGTCGTTCTTCCTTAAGTATTCCGGTATAGTGTAGATTTTGTATATTATGTAGTTCCTTCTTTGGTATATTGGTGATATCTCCTTTGTAATAATTTATGACATGGCGCAAAGCCCTTTGTTTTGTTGTTGATAAGTGGTCCATCCAGTCTTTGACTGAGTATTTGAAGTGTTTCAATTGTTCACCGACTTCTTTCTCGACCAGATGGGTTGCGTACTTCACGAAATCATCGGCTATTTCAGGTTCAGGGGTTGGTGCTGCTTTCATTTGCCTTTTAGCTGCTGCAAGTGTAGTGTGTCTACATGCTGTCCATACCATGCATTCTGGTTGGTTGTTTTCTTTATCAAATAATTGTTCAAATTTATCTTTGTGTGGACACTTGCAGGTTATGTCATCCAATTTTATGTCATTGAACCATTCTGGGTTTAATGATTTCCCGTGCTCATCCTTGATATCATACTTCTTTTGCAGTTCCCTAAGTTCTGGATCTAGCATTTTAATTTTTATTCTGGGTAAGTGTGAGTACTTAGGATGTACATGCTTTGTTGATGGGATTTTGGGTGCATCTGCATGTTTTCTAAGGTTGTTGTTCAGTGTGGTCCCTTCATAAATTTTAATTATATAGTTGGGGTTAATTT